GATTACTTGTGTCAAACCTAGCGGCACTGTGTCTCAACTTGTTAATTCTGCCTCTGGTATTCATACTAGACATAGTGAGTATTATGTTCGCCGTGTTCGTGGAGATAAGAAAGATCCTCTCACGAAATTCTTAACAGACTCAGGCATTCCTACAGAGGACTGTGTCATGAGGCCAGACAGCACTGCGGTGTTTTCTTTCCCAGTGAAAGCACCAGAGTCTTCTCGTACTCGTGTGGACTTAACAGCTATGCAGCACCTAGACCTGTGGCTAATGTATCAGCGACACTGGTGTGAGCATAAACCATCTGTCACCATCTCTGTCAAGGAAGATGAGTGGATGGACGTAGGAGCGTGGGTGTGGAGGAACTTCGATGAGATTAGTGGTATCTCTTTCCTGCCTTGGGATGGAGGCTCTTATCGACAAGCACCTTACGAGGAGTGTACTAAAGAGCAGTACGAGGAGCTTCTTTCAAAGATGCCTACAGAGATTGTGTGGGATAATCTTAAGGAAGAAGAGGACAACGTAGAGGGAGCGCAGACCCTAGCCTGCGTAGCGGGGCATTGTGAAATATGATGATCGAACTTAACTTTATCTGTGGAATTATGTGTGGAGCAGAGTACGTCCACGACCCAGAGGAGGGAATAAACTACCTAGTGGTAGACTTCTTATTCCTCAGAGTTCTCTGTAGTTGGGACTAAGTACATAGCTCTCTCATGCTTGCGGCGTTTAACTAATCCTGGTAGCTCTTTACCGCCAGCTTTGGTCCATGCCATAAACGCCTCAGCAGCCCCTTCAAAGTCCCCACGGTTGTGCTTCATCCTTATCGTGGATCTTTGCAGGTTTCCCAGCCCCACATTGAAGCTAAAGCTAACCAAGGCATCAAAGCGACCTTGGGTAAGTCCTGTAGGGCATAGTCTAAGCACACCTCTCTCGAATGTAGCCAAGTCTTCTGCGAGGATTCTATCCACTTCAGCCATTGATAAAACTCTATCCCACCCATCAGGGATACTAAGTCCTTTGCGTTCATTGAATGGTGTCCTTATATGGTAAGGATCAATAACGTGCCCAACACCAACAGTCCACAGTAGAGCAGGACAGCGATAGGGACGAAGTCGTACTCCTTCATCTTTCTTTATCCCTTCTATGCATTCCTTACTTACCTTCACTTCTTAGCCCAGCCCCTAGAGCCAAACCAGAATCCTATGATACCGCCCAGCATAGCCATCTCATCGGAGGAGAAGATCAACTCAGCTACCTTCTCTAGATCGCCCACAGAGGCCACTAATCCGGGCATAGTGAAGATGTTCCAAGCTAGCCAAGCATTGATAGCTATTAGCTCTAGGACGAACAGATAGGTCACTGTAGGCCTTACTGTGCCTACATAGTTAACCACCCACTTGGAAGCCTTATCGAGGACCTTCTTGTCGTGATCTAGGGCTGCTACGGTCATCTGTGCCTCAGACTGCATAGCCACCTGATCAGTCCTAATCTCCTCAATCTTTTGCTGGGCTATGAAGCCCCTCTCAGCCAGAGCTAGTTCACGTTCAGTCTGGATACGAGCTAGCTCTAGTTCTTGTTTCTTATCGTTCTTGTCCTGAAAGAAGTCTAAGACTCTAGGTAGACCAGAGATAAGCAGACCGCCAAGTGTAGATATTAGGGACAGCATAGCAACTCCTTAAGGCTTATAGCCCATGACATAGGCAAAACTAACTAGGATGAAAGCAGTTATAAAGCAGTACCACTTGAGCATTGCAAGCTTGTGTAGGTCTCTACCAAACTCATCAGTTAAATCCTTGTTGTCCTTAAGGATTCTTTGCTGGATGACCTCTACCTCTTCCCAAGCAGCCTGACCATGCTTCTCAATGATATCCTGCTTAAGTTCGTCTTGTAGCTTCTTTATCTCGTATACGCCACGCCACTCCTCGACAGCAGAGAAGACAGAAGTATCTGATGGTCTCTTCTTTTGCTTACGGCGGTAGGCATCTCTAGCTTGGATCTCAGACTTACCAAGGTCTTGAATGTCCTTAGTAACAGACTCAAGTTCCTTCCCTACGGCTAAAGCTTCCCTAATGCCAGAGACAGCAGCCTTGGCAGCTTGTGTTACTGGTTCACTCATGGATTACTCCTCGAAACCGCCGAATACCATCTCTTCTTGTGGTGCTTCAGGTTCTTGAGCAACAGCTTCTTTTCCACCAACATACATATACTGAGGAAGTATAGATTTTAAAGTATTCGTATATTTCTTAACAGACAAAGGATTATTTAAACTAAAGTCTATTTCCTTAGCAGTCTTTTGTAATGCTTTTACTCCCTGTGGGTCAAGTAGCAGATCAGCAATTGCCTTGTCTGTGGCATCTCCTAACTGAGCTGTGTTCACCCTTGTAGCTAAACGAACTACCTTCTGAGGCACACTAGCAATTCTATCCCTAAGAGTAGAAGTTACAAAAGGAACGTCAAGTCCGGGAACAATCTTAGCTAAAGCATCTAGTTCAGACCTTTCAATAACTGCTGAAAGTTTACTAATGTCTGCTTTATTAACAGCATCAGAGAGTTTTAGTACGTCTTTGACTGCATTACTATAACCCGGACCAAAGACTTCATTAACAACCTTAGCATTCTTAGGGTTAGTAATAAAAGCAATACCGCCTTCAGAACTATTACGGGCTGTGTTAACTATCTCAGCTCTAATAGATTGACGAACGGCATTGGCTGAAGCAGCGTCCAAGTCTCCTAAGTCCTTCTTAATCTTCTGGAAGAACAGAGGGTCATTGAACATCCGATTAGTTACTTGTTGGTAATTAGGGACAGAAGCTCCTGAAGAATCCCTAACAGACGTTACAAAGTTATCTGCAATGCGTTGATTAGCTACCTTAACAGCATCGTCAATACGCTTCTTTTCTAAGGCTAATACGCTCTGATCGATAGCAGCTCTTTCTAACTCTTGACGAACACCAGGAACCTGTGACAGAACATCATCCTTCTTACTAATGTATTTTCGCAGTGCAACAGGATTTACCACACCGTCCTTAACAGACTGACTATAAGCATCCGCTAAGATAGCATTTCTGGTTATCGGCATAGCCGCCTCATCACCAACAGCATTCATAAACTGACGCAAGGCAGAACCATTCTTGATAATTACTGGAGCCACTTGCTCAGCATACTTCTTAGAGTCAATGTCCTTAATACCCTGAGCACTAAAAGGAACACCTACCTTTTCGTAGTAAGCTTTGTCAGCATCAATTAATCGCTGATTAAACTCACCAGGAATGTTTCTTCGTTCTGCATTTAGGACATCCTCTAATTGGTCTAGTCTACGGGACTCATCACGAGTTAGTTTTCCTCTCTGTAGTCTATTGATCTCACGCTTAAGAGAGTCTACCTGCTCAAAACCAACAGGTGCAAAGCCAATATCTGATGGACCCCATTCCTTCATAATCTTCTTGTCTACTGCTGTACCTTTACCAAAGATATCTCTGATGTTGTTAGCAGCAACGAAGTTGTACACATTTCGAACAGAGTCTTCTGGTAGTTTAGCGCCAGCCTTTTTAGCCTCTAGGAGAATAGAATCATAAACAGGAGTCATCTCAGCTGTAACTGTTTTAAGACGGGCATCTACTAGATTTGTTACAGCCCTGCCAATGACAGCCTCGTCAACACCAGTATCGAGTCTTGTAGCTAACTTGTCAATCTGATCGTCAATAGCTTCCCTACGCCGAATAGCGTTTGATACATCAATAGTTTCTACGCCCTGAACAGGGGCATACCGCTGACCAAATAACACATCGGCTCGTCTATCAATATTAGAAGCTACGTTCTGTAACTCAATATTAACCCTGTTACGAAAGTCTGGGTTAGATTTAGCAAGTCTAGCAACTTGTTGACGAACAGCAGGGTTATCTGCCATTGCCACCATTAAAGGTAGTTCATCTTTATTTATCACATTGCTAATACGATTGAACTCTGTTACAACATCATCTAACTTTTCTCCTGGTTGTTCTTTAGCAATGATGTTTAATAGTCGTTTTGCGGCTCCTGTAGCATAGGCTTGATTAGCAGCATCTGGGTCTGTCTTAAATGCTTTGTATTTGTCGTAAACTTGTTTTGCAACATTGCCTGTCCCAGCCACGCCTTCTCCTACTGCAGCAGCCAAAGGAGCACCTTTAATAGCGGCAGCGATAGAACCAACAGCACGGCCCACACCTGTGTCCTCTCCTGTAATTGCCTTTTCTGCTTGTTCTCCGACCAAACCACCTACTTCAGCAGTGCCTCCAACAGTGAACAAACCAGTAGCTCTACCGACCGCAGGGGCTGCTTTTAGCGGAGCACCTAAGTAACCTAAAGGATCTGTAGCAGCACGAGCACCTGAGCCTACAATACCACTAAGAACATCAGGGGCTTTCATCTGTGGCTGTGCTCCCACAAGCTCTGCGCCTGCTTTCTGAAGCCTCTGTATATTACGACCAAACCGTTCAGCAATACCACCGGGAGCTGTATCAGGTTTTCCAGTAACAGTTGAATATAGTTTCTTAAAAGGATCTGTTACAAAAGTATCAATCAAAGCCTCAGCAAGGACAGGAGTATCTACTAGACCAAGCTTTGCCTGATTAGCAATGTACTGAAAACCAGTTACCTTTGCCTTAGCTTGATCATCTTCTAACGCAGCACTTGCTGGATCAAATACGGCTGTGCTAGAATCAAAACTAACTTCTTTTGCAGTAGTTGGATCAAAAGCCATATTTATTCCTTATTCTACAGAAACAAAGTTTCCATTAACATATCGAGCACGGTTACCTTTGGCATCAACGTATATCTTACCTTCAGTAAACTTACCGCCTTGTTTTGAGTCTTTCTTTTCTGCAGCAGTTTTATAGGCAGGAGGGAGTAACGCTTTTCTAGTACCTTCTGGTAATTTTGCTTCTGCTAAGACTGTTTCTGCTTGTGTTCTTCCTTTATTGAAAGCCTGTGCATTAATGTTTTCTAAGGCATTAATAACCTGCTCAACAGAATTTAGTTTATCTACCGTTGGGACACCAGTCATGAACTTATTAACAGCACTAATCGTATCCCCAACAATACCAGAAGAGCCTAGTGCGTCCCTAACCTCACCCTGACCAATCTGGCTGTCCCCAACTAACTTAACTAGCTGTCGCTGAAGCTGTGGTAAGGCAGCACCTTCTCCTTTTTTAGCTAAAGCCAACTGCGTTTTAGCAAGATTAACAGTATTTAATCTATCTTTAGATGCCCCAGTAAGATCAGTTACCAATTTATTAGCAACAGACAGATCAGTTATTTTAACTTCACCAGATCTAGGAACACCTGCTTCAGCACGTTTAATTCCTCTGCTTTCGAGTAGGTTGTTGATAGCTTGTGTTTCTTGTTGGCTATACTCACCAATGTTGGCACGAACACCAAAGCCAAGCTCTTTACCAGCAGCAGCAAAGTCTGCAGGGGTCTTAACCATCTTTTCAGCACTAGGAGCCTCGTATACTACTTCTCCCTTTTCATTTAAGACAGTAGCTCCGGGAGCAACAGTAGTAAACTTACGCTCTTTTCTAAATTTTACTGCTTCTTGAGCAAGTCCTATAGACTCAGCAGCATAGCCTTTACCAGCTAAGTCTTTTGAAATCTTCGTAAGAACATCAGCATTAGTCAAGTCTTGGTCCTGATACTGACTAAGTATAGACTGGATATCAGTAGCTTTCTTAAGCATAGGGTCCTGAGCACCCATAAGCGTATTTACGCCTTGGACAGCCTGATTACCGAACCTAAGACCAGCCTGATATAGAGGAGCAAAGACACCAAACTGACCGCCTGCACCAGCTATCTCTCGCTCTTGCTGTAGCCTACGCAGCTCTTGTACGTCTGCTACAGAGGGACCAAATAAAGTTTCAATTGCCATTTGTATTTCCTTTAGTAAGGGCTGTAACCACCACTCATATTTTCAAATCCTGAAGAACTTCCGTAATATCCACCGTCTGTATCAATATCAGGATTATAAGCAAAACCACTACCACTAGTTCCACCATAAAGCCCCGGAGAAGTCCTAGGAGCCATCAGCTTATTAAACAGGTTCTCGTAGTTAACTTTAGATAGTGCATTAGCTGTCAGTGACGGACCAACCAGACTACCTTGTAAGCGTGTATTAGCAGCTCCAAGACCGCTTTGCAGCAGAGCATTAGCGCCAGCAGTGTTGACGTTCCTGCCGCCTAAGTTAGCACCAATCTCAAGAGGCTGTAGAGCTGCTTGCTCAAGGCCCTGTTGAGCACCGAACTGAGTGAGGAACGGAGCCAGTGCTTGGTTCTGTAGAGCATACTGATTACCAATCAAAGCACCACCAGTGCTAAACAAACCAGCACCAAAGCCAAGACGCTGTTGAGCGGCTTGTTCAGCCTGAGCAGCCAATGCTAAATCTTGTTGTCTACGAGCGTTTGCTAAAGCAGCTAGTTCAGGCTGTCCAGCAGCACCTACGTTCAGACCAGAACGGCCACGACCAAAGACAGAGGCAGCTAACCGTTGCTCTTCTTCCATACGAGGTGCTCTAAGCAGATTCTGTTGCTCTGCTATGTATTGTTGACGAGCTTGCTCAGGAGACTGGGCTAAGTACTGCTGACCTAAGTTAAACAGTCCTTGACCAGCAACCCCCATAGGAGCGCCTAGTGCTTGAGCCTGTTCAGCCTGACCGAAGCTATCTTTATACAAAGCAGATAGTCTGTTTTGAAGGTCGGTAATCTCTGCAGATGGGGTATAACCAGCTTCTGTAACTATAGGATTACCGTACTGATCCGTGCCCATAGTAAAGTTACTAGAACCAAACCTAGTAGTTAGTCCTATTGGTCTAAAGGCAGAGGCTGAAGTAGCTTCTCTACCAGCTTGTAGTTGTGCGTTTGCGCCAGTATTGGCGGCTTTTTCAGCAGACTTACCTGCCAAATAAGAGCCTCCTAAAGTTGCTGCTGCTGCAGCTATTACAGGCCATGCCATATTATTTCTCCTGTGCTTTCAAGATGTTACAATATTGTTCATTAATACTAAACCATTCCTTCTTACTCATCTGTGATTTAAACACTTCTTCGTATCCTCTTTCAATGTTACAAATTAATGGTCTAGTTTCATAAATAGAACAAAGATTATCTTTTGTTAAATACTGACAGTTTAGTGCCTTACAACACAGACCACACTGGTTACAATTAAACTTTAAATTTGTTTCACTTACTATTGGTATTACTTTATACATTAGGTCTTCATAATGTAGCAAAGAGCATAATATGGAGGCAGGTTAGCGTTGTTACCTGAGACACCAGCCGAAGCAACAGTAACTGAGTGTGAGTGTGCGCCGCCAGAGGTAGTGTTGACGTTGCCTCCAGCATTGTCTCCATTAACAAACCTACCACCACCATTATTACCAGGACCAGTAACAGAGTTTGTTGGAACAGCGTGTGTGTGAGCAGCAGCCGTGTCAGTTGTTGCTGTGTGGGTGTGATCAACCACTACAGCGTTAGCAGAACCACCAGTACCACCAACAGCATAGGTTGACCCAGCACCTATAATAAACTTATCCCGTAGGTCTGGGGTGCTATTAGAGCCGTTACAGAGAGTCCATCCAGAAGGAATAGAACCTACTGAACCAGACCAGATCATGATCATACCAGCAGGCACAAGAGCAGCCGTAGCAGTCGCTATAGCAGTGGTTACAAAGGCCGTGGTAGCTAGTTGAGTAGTACTAGCACCTGCAGAGGCTGTAGGACCTGCTGGAGTCCCTGTAAAGGTAGGGCTGTTTAGGTCTGCCTTAGACGAGATAGCAGAGGCAATAGCGTTATACTCGGTATCAATCTCTGTTCCCTTGATAATCTTGGCTGGGTTACCAGTGGCTAAACCGTCCTTAACAGCAAAGTTAGTAGCTTTTACATAGTTGCTAATTTTTATTCTCCTTGTTTCAAATAGTCTTCTCTACAACTGCTAAGTTACTCATGCTTGTTTTCCTTGTTTAATATAGATGTCAATCCTTTGAATAGAGATGGGGTTACCATTGATCTCAGCCTCTAGTCCAATCTGCATAACAGACCCTGTACCTCCAGCCTGTATCTTAAACTTATCTAGGACAATACCGTCTGAGAACTCAGCAATATTGTATTCCCCTATATTATACTCGTAAACTACCGAAGTGTCAAGCTTTTTCGTAAAAGCAAAGTAATTTTCGTTATAATCAAAGCCCCACTTAACAGCCACGTTCTGGTTAGAACCACCAATAACCACAAAGCCAATCTGCTTCATGATTTTCTCTATGGTAGGCTGATCAAAGTCAAAGTAGTTGGTATAGTAGCTAAACCGATAATCAGCCCCGTTGTCAGTATGTCCAAAGTACTTGCCTATATACCCAGGTTTACCAAGGTATAGATCTTTGGAGTTAGTCACGATAAGGGACTTAGGCTCTATAGCGGTCCAAGTAGTAGCCCTAGCAGCCCCATCCTGCAGAGGAGTCCTCATATCAAAGCAGTAGACCGACTTAGTTGTTGGTAAGGTTAGCAGGTAGAAAGCATCCCTGTCATAGTAGACAGACTTGATATTAGCTGCTGTCTCAGAGGCCACACTAGTCATAAGGTCATCTCGAACATTCTTAGAGATATCCCGCATAGGTAAGGACTTCTCCTGAATAACCCGCTGAAGGCTTCTAACCCCAGAATCAGACAAGAAGATAATATCTGTACCAGTGCTCTGAACAGAGTCCCTAGCGATACAGCCCACATTAGGAATATAGTCTGCTAAGACCAATGTAGTCACATCGATTGGGTTAGCATAGACAGCGATGTTATTACGACCAAAGATAATAAGGAATCCGTTGTGCGCTGCAATAGCCACTATCTTGTCTGTGTTAGGAAAGACAGCGTTTAAGGACAGAGATCCAGAGTCTCCACCTTGGAAGTCTGATCCGTCTAGTAAGCGAGTGAAGTATACTGTCTGTGGGTCTCCAGCAATGTCTGCAACCCATATACGTCCATAAGCCGCTAGAGCGCAGTTAGGAGCGAAGTCACCTACAGAATACCCCAAAGGCATTGTCCCTATGTCACCGAGCCGCTGGAAGCCAAATGAGCCTGTGTGAGAGTGTGGATTAACAGTGGTTGTTACTGTACTAGTCAGAGCATCAGATACTGAATAGCCTGCCCCACCAGTGGTAATAGTTACAGTAGCCACACCTGTAGCAGACAAGGTAGCCACAGTAACGGTAGCAGCAGTGGTTCCACCAGACAGGGTAAGGATGTCTCCTACATTGTAGCCTGATCCAGCAGCAGTCACTGTCAAGGCAGTTATAGCGCCGCCAGAGACAGTAGAGACTGTGAAGGTAGCACCAGTCCCTGGAGTAGCCATACGATGGTACGCTAGCATAGGATGCCCAGACTGAACCAAGTAGGCATGAGGCTCTGCGTCAGAACCATCACCGTAGGGCAGAGCAGCTCCCTGCCAGTTGTTTCCAGTGATTGTGTAGGCTAAGTCTGCACTGTTAGCTTGGTTGCGTACAGTCTTGGTAGTCATCGTGGTAGTACCAGTAAACAGTCTATTGTTACCAGCACTAAGGAACTGACTAGACCCGTTATCCGTTAACTCAAACATGAACTCTACTGGGTTAGCAGCGCCTAAGTCTGTGTTGACAGCAGAGTTCACAGGTGTCCAACCCCTACGAGCACCAATACGACCATACCTATCAACCACGCAGTTGTTAGCCTCTAGCGCAAAGCCAGAAGACAGAGACACTGCAGACTCTTGGATGTTTAGTCCAAAGAATCCTGGTGCTGCGATACTAGCTGTTTGTGATGGAGATGCCATTAAGTAGGTGTCCAAGTAAATTCATCAGGATACTTGTTACCCTCAACCGACACATGGTCTGCCAAGGATGTCTGATACAGCGCATAAGCCTCAGAGCTGCTTAGTCCACCATCTTCTCCACGCTCTGCCAGTGCCTTAGCATAGGCCAAGAAGATGACAGGCTCGTCAGGAACCTTGATCTGGTCTGAGTTAAGAACTAGTTGTGCCTGTGGCTTAATCACGTTAAAGTTAATAATGTAGTTAGCATCAGGGATTGGGTACAAGTCTACCTGTGTGTCACCATTGCTGTCTACACCGTTAAAGTTGTAGTACCGAGGAGAGCCATACTCAGGCGTATTAACCAAGAACCAAGCATCCATCTCTTGCGTTGCAGCATTGTTCAAGAACCAGTTGCTAGAGTCATTCAGAACATCAAAGACCCTAAATCGAATACCAGCATCAGTGAGGACGTAGTTAAACAAGTTAGCAGTAGTAGAGACAGTAATAGTTTCAGACAGAGCATTCCAATTGTATGCATCTTCTACCTGCCTCTTAGCGTCATTAACGAACTTGCTAATTAGTTTGGAGTATGAGGTGTCATTGACAGAAGTAACCTCGTTCTCACGAAGCCTAATCAACACATCATTGACAAGTTCTAGATAAGTTTTGTTTGCCATTTAGCAATCCCATTTCCTAAGTGCCAATGCTTTCCTTGTTGGTCTGCCCTTCTCATCCTTCATAGGCCCTGGTACACCACTCATACGAGCACAGAATGACTTCCTACGAGCAGCCTTCTTAGGAGACTTTGCAGCCTCTTTAGAGGACACTGGAGGCTTCAGGTTAGCACCTTCCTTGGCCTTGAAGTAAGCCCTGCCTTTAGCGTTTAAACCGCCTTCAGGGTTCTGATATACCTTCTTTACCATTATTTCTTCGCAGTCTTCTTAGCTTGTTTAAATGCCTTAGCAGTGGGTGCGCCTTTAGAGCCTACCTTACGCATCTTCTCACCAGAACCCTCTGCTATCCGTTTGCGTTTAGCCCATATGTTAGAATAGAGACCTTGTTTCATTTCTTTGCTTTCTTCTTCTTAGACATCCCAGTCATAGCTAGTCCAACAGCTACTGCTTGTTTCTGTGGCATACCTTCTTTACGAAGCTTGCTGATCTTTGCAGAAGCTGCTGCTTGTTTGCCCTTCTTAGTGTAAGGGTATTTCTTTCCGTCTACCATTGGCATACTATTCTCCTTAGAATTGGAACTGAACTGTCATCTCAGGCATGAACTCTACAGTTGCTATGTAGGTTACTGTCTGAGTACCTGAGTTTTGTACTCGAATCTCATCACCAGCCTGCAGTACTACTTCTGTGTTACCATCTAGTAGAATAAACTCACCAGCGCCTAAGTTCTTACCGCCAACAATAAAGTACTCAGTGTTGGTAGAAGAGTCATACCAGTAGACCTTCGGAGTATCGTTACCAGTAAGACTAATAATGTACATCATCTGCCAAAGACCAGTATTCTTAGTAGGTACTGTAAGAATAGTTTCCTTAGTAGTAGTAGTTTTAGTTGTAACTGCGGAGACTTTTCTGCTCATATTAACCTATTTTAAGAACTAAACTGAGTAACAGAACTACGATAAAACCAGTAGTGCCTAGCAGGATCTGCTCTAATCTCTTTAACCTAGCGTTGATGCCTGCATAGCGTTCAGCGCATACTGCCTCATGGGTATCTAGCTGGCCTTTGACTTGGTCTGCTGATGACATTATTCACCCCAGTTTTGGTTACCGATTACAGCAATCAATGCTTCTACATCTGCACAGCCTGCAATAGCAGCCTCTAACCTATCGCACTCAGCCACGATAGCAGCTCTCTTAGCAGCTACAGCAGCAGGTACATCAATGTTTCTCTCTGCCTTGCGGACTACCATCCAATCAGTCTGAGCTAGTAACTTACCTGCTGTGTCCTTAACCTGTGCAGTCCATTGGCTCTTAAGTCCTTTGGTAACAAGACGCTCTGTGGAGTCAACCATCGCAGGTTCACCGTCGACTTCACCCAAGACTTTGACGTACATAGGGTTACCATCCTGGTCTACTTCCTCACGGTCATCGAGCAGCTTAGGATTGCCTACGCCCCAATAGAATCTCTGGTCAAAATTCTCAGGGTCTGCTACTTCTACGATACCTAGTTGCTCACGCAAAGCAGGGTCACGCAGGTGTGGGTAACGAATACCATTAACTGTTACTTCAGAATCTATTGAGATTGGGTTGCCATTGAGTTGAAACATTTGTTACTCCTATCGAGCAAGGCTAAATTTTGTTGGAACCTCGGCAAAGGCTGCGTATATGTATGTGCCGCCAGAAGCGTTTTGTGAACCAAATGTATTTCTTAGTTTGAAACCATTAGATAAAAAATCAATGTAGTTAGTTGTATCTTCTGCGTTTGAAGCGTTTGCAAGAAGTCCTTTTTCTGCTGCGTTGTAAGTGTCTCTTGCGGAGTCCCAAATGACCCATGCTCCAGTTGTGTCTGTCCGTTTCACCATCACATACCTAGGACGGAAGTTCGTATACACAAAAGGCCCATCCGTAGAACCATTGCCCGTGTAACTTCCAAAGGCGCTATACCCCGGTACTGGTGCGAAGCAGTATGCCACCATGCTATCGCCGCTTGCGTTTGGTGTAAATACAGTTGAAGTTGGGGCTGCTACTGCGGCGTTTGCATTTGCATCGGTTAGATTAAGTCTTAAATAATCCCAACTTCCGTCAACTAAACTATGACCAACAAGCCAATCAGAGGATACATCCCTTTTCTTTTCAATAATCATTTTTGGAACCGCACCTAATCCATGACCAACTGTACCTGATGGGTTTGAATCATAAGTAACAATCGAGAACCCAGCAGTCGTATTCGCCCTGACTGTGCTGGTTATAGTGCCAGAGGTGTTGGTAGCGTTAGACCCGCCAGCGTTCCAGTTCCATGCGACATAGGTACGGGCACTGGTATTAACTAAGTCCATGTTTACTGTGCCTTGCTCAAGCACAAAACCATCAGTAGTTACAGTTCCGATACCACCACCAGACGCACCCGTTATTGGGTTTGTTTCTGCGTCAGTTAGGTTTGTATATAAATTTTTATCTGAACCTCTAACAGCATCAGCCAACACGTTAGCTCCAGCGTTTGATCTTCCTTTTACCCAAACCAAGTCAGGATTAAACCCAACGCCAGTAACTGCTCTGCCATCAGTTCCATTACCTGTATATGTCACAGCATTAAAATACTTCCCTGCCTGTGTCGTGCTAGTAGCACCTATGGTCGGCGTAGGTAGATTCTGTGTGCAGAGCGCTTTGAAGCCAGAGGGAGCGGTGTTTGCTACATAGGCTGAACCGTTCCACTTTTGGAATGGGCGTTGACCTGCGTTTATAAACAGAATTTGGCTGTTCAAAACCCCAACCGCTGGGAAGTACGGGCCACTCGTCAGGCTAGAATAAGCCGTACCTTGACTTACTCCGTTTTTATAAAAAGTTAGTGTCCCTGCATCGGCATCAAACGCAACACCAATAACATCATTGGCTGTATAAGTTGCACCATACGAAGTTCCAGAATTATTAAAATACTTGTTTCCGTTAGCAGAATAATATCCCCAACTATTTGCGTCCGAGCCGGGGTGTCCCCCTGTGGAATACGAAGAATTTGCCAATCCGATTATTACCGTAGCTGCTACCGTTGGAGTACATTCCCAATACCACTTTCCTGATGTCATACCAAAAGTACCAACAACGCCTAACCATTGTGTTGTTGAACTATTGAATGATCTAAGGTTTCCATCAGACAATGTAGTTGAATTTTTAAGAGGATTCCAAGTACAGTAATTCCCACGCACCTCACCACCAGCACCAGTATCGCCTCCATAGGATGTTGGCGAGTCTACTAAGGAGTCATTGCCAGTACCAGCGGTTACAGAGAATAGATTTGGTGTCCAGTTGTTACCGTTGCCTGAACTGTCCTTGCCTAGCGTTGTGCTAGTAGTGCCTGAGTTATCTGCAAACTTGAGGTAGAACCCGTTAGTACCGTATGTGCCAGAGTAGGCTTTAGGCTTCCATACGCCTGTGTTGGTATCTGTTTCACCAAAGTTGGATGGGGTTAGGGCTTGACCGTCAATGAAGTTGATCTCGGTCATGTAGCCGTTTAGATAGTAAAGAGCAGTTGTTCCGTTAAAATATCTACCAATAAAACACGCTTGTCCAGATACATTCCAAAACAAATCGGTGTTTTGCGTTGGGTATGTTGCAGTCCCAAATGCCGTAATTTGTGAGCCATTTACATATAGTTTTACCCGATTCGATGCTGTTGCTTGAGTTGTGTCTATTGCTACAACAATGTGATACCAAGCAGAAGGATCACGAAATACTTGGGTTGTTGTTAGTTGAATTCTGTAAGCAGATGAATACTCATATATTTCAAAAGCATTTGTATTTTGCCACCTTACCCCAAGAGAATTTGCAGCTACTGTGTTATCATCTTGCGATTGAAAAAATGTTTGAATTGTATCTAGCGTACTTCGCTTTACCCAAAAACTGAAAGTGAAAGTGCGCCGATTGCCTGTAGAGCCGGGAGTCCTATTTAGATAAGCCGTGTCTGCAGAGTTAAACCGCAGGCTGCGCTCTATGTTATAGCCTGTGACTGGGCCAATGCCCGTAGGTAGAACAGCCATTAAGCTAGTGCTCCAGAGTTAACTACAAACACGTTAGTACCGTCAGAGAAGTAACTAAGCAGGTATGTACCCGTGGCTGACAAGGTAGTCAAAGCACCAGTAGCTACCTTGGTGTTAGCATGGGCAGATACTGTGTAGTTAGATCCGTTGACTAGCAAGATAAACCCAGACTGACCAGCAGTGATGTTAGTAAAGGTCAATGTAAAACTACCTGTTGGTGTGCACTTAAAGTTGTTAGTTACATTCATGTCGAATGAACCATCATTGTCCGTAGTGACTGTGCCACGCTGTGAAGCTGAGAAGGTCTGTACAGCGTCTGAGGCAGCTACTGTGAAGGTAGCATCAGGGACTGTAACAGTACGGTTAGCCGATGGAGAGGCTGAGATCGTAGATACGAAATTAGTTGATCCACCATTAATTGCAATCGCCATAGTTTATACCTCTATCCAGTTAGTTGTAGCCTCATTCCATGAGTAACGCTTACCGTCTGCTGGGTAGGCAACAGGAGCATCCCATAGGCAGGTTGTCTCGTTTAGCACCCATGACGCATACGGCTTTGGTGGTATGAACGCATCTCGTACAGGGTCATAGGTATAACCGATGCCTGCAAAGTTCTTACGAATGTTTCCGTTGTAACTGGTTTGCTTCCAGTACGGATAACCACCAGACCAGCCTATCAAAAATGCAACTCCAATAGACTCATGCTCAGTACCATTTACGTCTAACAGTTCCATGTTATTTACAACATGAACCTCTAGCACATTATTATCTTCATCAAGTTTTGCAAAGTGTGCCATATATCACCAAGTAATTGAACCGTTACCAGTCCATGTATAAACTCTAAAGCCTCCAGAAACAGAAACAGTAGGAGATCCAGTAGTGGACACAGCAGCATCAAAGCTATCTGCGTAGCGAACAATTACAATACCAGAACCGCCGCTGCCGCCAGGAACAAACCCCGTATCATAACCACCCCCTCCACCACCGCCACCACGATTAGCGGTTCCGTTACCTGCTCCTGCATTGCTTGATCCTGTGCCGCCGCCACCCGCGCCGCCGCTCCCTGCGGTAGCTGTTATACGCCAATCAAGACCGCCGCCTCCACCACCAGAATAAGTAATGCTAGATCCGCTAATACTGCTAGAAGAACCAGCCCCGCCATTGCCTCCTGCGTTTGTAGAACCTGCTTGACCAACGGCTGAAGCACCCCCTCCACCACCACCTCGGTTGTACCCGCCGGAACTATATGCACCACCAGTTCCTCCAGCGCTTCCTTGGGCTGGCGAGGTTGAAGGTGTGTTTCCTGCGCCACCAGCGCCTAAAGAACCAGTTCCATTTTGTCCGCTACCACCACCACCAGAACCACCGCTTCCACCAGCAGCGCCTTCACCGCCTCCAAGACCACCGCCAGCAGAGGTAATTGAGCTAAATACTGAGTTTGACCCAGCCGTCGCAGCTGCTCCTCCACTACCAACGGTAACTGTGTAAGATGTGCCTTTTACTACACTAAAACCAGAGGCTGTTCTGTATCCACCAGCACCGCCACCACCGCCGTTTGTGCCACCTCCTCCACCACCAGCAACAACCAAATACTCTACGCTAGTAGGATTGTTTGCAGTTACAGGCCAAATAGATCCTAGTTGAGCTTCTAATACCTCATTAAGAGAGAAGCGTCCCGTAGCAGTAGATGAAGTTGTGGTATTGCGAACACCAATAACACCACCATTATGTCTACGACCCATTAAGAAATTTCCTCGTATGACACAATAATTTCTAAGTCACTTGCAGCAGAAGCCAAGGCTGTAATCTTGTCACCTTCTTCAAGATAGATAGGCTTGCTAAGAATGTCTAAAGTTGCATCTGCTGGAACTGTAATAGTATGCGCTAGTTCATATGATGTAGTGTTGTCTGCGTTATAGAAAGCAACGGTAGCAGTAGCATTATTGACTCCATCTACGTTAGATACATAGATTGCATTGATCTTAAAAACCTTGCCGCTGGCTGCTGAGTTAGTCACAACATCAGCCGATGAAGTGGTCAGAGCCAATCCAACTGTCTTACCAGTAATAGTTGTTACGTTTACGATATTAGGTGCTGCCATATTAACCTCCGAATACAATAGCCATAGCTATCGCTTTACCTGTTGTTATGTTACCGCCTAAAGGACTGACTAACCAGTTAGCGCCAGAGTCAGTTGTAATCGTTGTACCAGACGCTACAGTTATTGGACCCATGCTCATACCATTAAAACCAGTAGGAATTGTATAGCTAGAGTCAATGGTCTGTGAGTGTACAAAGATACCGTTCTGTGCTACTAAAGCCTCTGATTTAAACTCACCTGTAGAAGGCTTATAAAGTAACTTAGCATTACCAGTGTAGATCGTTGACGCAGTACCTGTAGTAGCTCCTAAGAATGTAGGATACAGATCAGAAGCTGTACTTGTGTCATTAGAAATATTTACTGATGTGCCTGTTGAGAGAGTAACCCAAGAAGTATCATAGTTAGTAGAACTATTCTTCTGTAATACTTGATTAATTGTACCGCCAATAGGCACACCCTGTCCAGCAGGAATACTAAAATCAAATACTGCTGCAGAGCTAGTGCCTGAGTTAGTTACTGTTGCGCTAGAGCCTGGAGATCCAGTTGTCGTAGTACCTACAGCAATCGTAGCAGCAGCTCCTGCGGCTCCTGTAGCTCCCGTAGCACCTGTTGCGCCTGTAGCACCAGCAGGCACAGTAAAGTCAAATACAGCAGCAGAACTAGTACCAGAGTTGGTTACTGCCGCATTAGATCCGGGAGCACCAGTTGTGGTAGTGCCTACTGCAATCGTTGCAGCGGTTCCAGCAGCACCTGTTGCACCTGTAGCACCCGTTGCTCCAGTGGCTCCAGTATCACCACGAGGGATGGTTAGGTTTAGTGTCTGACTAGGAGAAGTACCAGTGATAGTTGCATTAGCACTTGATCCTGCAGTGCCAGTGGTAACTGTGCCAATAGACAGAGTGTTGGCTGGTCCTGCAGCACCTGTGGCTCCAGTTGCACCAGTAGCTCCTGTGGCCCCTGTAGCGCCTACATCACCTCTAGGTAAACCTAAAGAGAGTTGATAAGTAGTATTATTAAATGCAGCAGTAGCAGAAGAGCCAGGACTTAGCGTAGTAGCGGATACATTAAACCCGTTAGCTAAGTTAATAGATGCTGTAGAAGCAGCTTGTGCGTTAGTTTCTGCAGTCTCTGCATTAGTCTCTGCAGTTTCTGCCGCAAGTTGAGCAGCTAGTGCAGCAGCCGCAGAAGCCTGAGCAGCAGTCGCAGCAGCGATTGCGCCAGTAGAATCGTTCTCAGCGGCATCAGCACTGTCAGCAGCGTCAGCGGCTCTATCAGCAGCTAGAGAAGCGTACTGTAGGGCTAGGGCAGCGGCGTTGGCTGCATCTGCTGTTGCATCGCCTGGACCACCAGGACCACGATAGATTGCCATTTAATCTCCGTTTAGTTTGCTTAAACAGACAGTATCTGCTTAAGAAAACTCCCCAGCCCTTGTGAGGCTGAGGAGAGCCACTAGCTTATAAAGCCTTAGGCAGGAACTACTAGACCAACTGCTGCATCGGTACGGACAGTCTTAACACCGTACAATGTGTCAGCGGTCAACAGATCAGCAAGCCACTCTTGCTTGTACTGAGTCTGTGAGCGAACACCAAGTTGCTCAACCAACGTGAAGGCATCACGATGGAACAGACCAGCCAAACGAGCAGCACCCGTCTCCAGAGAAGGAGCATTGGAGCTGATGTAGACTTCGATACCGTAGAGGTTACCAACCCGACCATTACGGATCGTGTTAGCTGCACCAACCTCACCAGTAAAGGCTTGCTCGGTGTAACGGTTTGTACCCATTAAGGTGTTACGCAGAACAGGCGGGATGACAAAAGAACGACCATCCATTGGCGTATCAGCATCGTCAAGGATCTGAATAGCCTTACGGAAACCAGCGTCATTGAATGCAGAACCAACCGTACCGTCATAAGCGACAGCAGTGGTGGCGCTAAACTCATAAACACCAGAGTTCTGGTAGGACGAGCCGTTACCGTTACCGATAGACTTGAACAGTGTCCAGATGTCTGAATCGGTCTGTACGCCCAAAGCGTAACCAGCGTCATCCGTGTAGAAACGGCGTAACGAGGCAAGAGCCTGTACAGAGACGATATCTTCGATCAAACGGCTGTACTCGAAGTGCTTATCGATATTGATTACTACCTCGTCTTCAGTCGCAGCAATCAGGGTAACCTGAGAAGAAGCAACCTTAGCAGAAGCAGAACCACGGGTGGGCTTAGGAACGTGAACAGTGTCACCTTTCTTACCACGGAAGTTCATCTTGTTGATGACGTTAGCGAGAACCAGGTTCTTCTTGTATGCAGCGACAATCTCATCGCTCCAAATCTCAGGAATAAACTTGGCTGCTGTTGTTACGGTTACGTTATTAGTACCTAAAGGCATTTTAAATCTCCCAAATGATTAAGTTATTTAACTCGACCCTCGGAGTACGCAGCTATGATTTCATCTTGTAGTTGCATATATCGGTCTGGGTCTTCCAATTGTAGTCGGATTAGATCCGCTCTTCGATAAACCTTAGAAGAAGTATTTCCAACAGAGTTAGAACCAACATCTACAGTCGCTGCCTTGACTGCTGCCTTCTGTGCCGCTCTCGCTTCTTGCGAAGGAACTGCCTGCTGCACAGGGGCTGCTTTAGGTTTAACATAACTCCAGCTTGTCAACAGTTCAGCCGCTGAATCAAAGTCAAAGTCTGCATCAGCCGCAGCATACAACCGCATACGCACTGGTGAGGCTTTAATCCACTCTGCAAAAGAGGGATCAGCTACTGTCTGCTGAAAGTCAGGAAAGTCCTGTTGTAACTTAGTCAGCGTCTGCTGCTGTTTTAAAGCCAAGGTTTGTTGCCTTGCCTCTAAAATAGCAGGATGTGTTTCTACTGCCTTATTTACTGCCTTCTTTGGATCTTCAAAGAAATCGATCTCGTCTTCTTTTGCGGCAGGAACCTCTTGTTTAGTGTCGAGTTGTCGCTTAATGAGTTCATCAGCAAGTTTCCGCACTTCCCCAACTTCTTGAGCTTGTCTACCAATAAGCTTCTCAGCCTCTTGGTGCATCTTGACAATTTCATCAAGACTCTTGCCCTTGTACTTGGGTGGAAGAACCTCTTCAGTTTCCTCCTGTGCTACTGGCTCTTGAGTTTGCTCTACTTGAGGCTCATCTGCCTGTTTAATATCTGCTGCATCAAATAACTCTTCTTGCGTGTCGATTAGTTCTGCCACATTATCCTCCTGTCCACAACGGATTCTAGGAAATTAAAAATACCCATCGGATCAGCTCTCGCTTTTCTTTTGATAGGCCCTTGCTGCTTGCTCGTGTTTTCTAGCCCATGCATCAGCCGCTGAAGGAAACGCACCTGTGATGCCCTCTAGCCTGATTCTGGGTGACGAGATAATACGAGAAGCTTCATTGTGACAATGAGGACAGTCTATGCTGCGTGTCTCATCGTCTACCAATTTCTCTGTAAGATGTGCCTTTGCACACCTAAATTCAAATATCCGCTTCATGCTGTTAGCTCCTCGTAAGCATCCTCAGACGCTTGCTTGAGCTTAAGAATGAAGTTTAGGATGTCTAGCTGTCCTTTGGCGTAGTACAGATCCTCTACGCTGGTACACCTGTCTAAATCCCTTGACACTTCAGCTACCTTTTGAAGGTCTTCTAAGAGGTCTTTCCAGCCCTTAGAGGCCATCATGTCAAATCTAGCCTCATAATAGGCTTGTAATTCTTTGTCCACAGTTTCTCCTTATAAGGACTGTGTTGTATTTCTACAACAATGTATTAATTATACCACAACTTTAGGGTTTTGTCAAGTATTTTACTGTACTTTTTTGTTCATTTGTGCTTCTACGATGTTTTCCTTGGTTTTTAGCTCCCGTTCCTTCAGGATTACGTTGGCAAGCTTGATCCTGCGCTCAAAGTCATCCGTAGTCTCGTTCGAAAGGTTAGTAGAAGAAGCCTGAATCACATCAATCCGCATCTTCTCAGGCATGAGCTGGGTCTCAACACTGGTTTTCTGGGCCTTTGCAAGGCTCTCCTGGGCGTTGGCTTGACTTTCCTGTGCTCTACCCTGCAGTTCAGCAATCTGGGCCTGTAGAAGTCCAATTTGAGCCTCCTGTTGGGCCATTACCATCTGTTGTTGGGCTGGATCAGGCTGGTTCATCTGGTCCAAAGCAGCCGAAAGCTCTTCCTTGTTAGACAGGCTGGAGCCTTTGATGATGCCTTTTAAGACCAAGGGCAGGACAGGGCTGTCAGGACCAAGGGTCTGGAGCAATCCAATGAACTGCTGCTGCTCGTACTCCCTAGCTACCATGCCAAGGGTGCTGGCAGGGACAAAGGTGAAGTCACGGCTAGGGTAACGCTCTGGGTCATACTGCATATAGCGGTAGGCTACCTTCTTAATCAGAGGGATCAAGAAGTCATCTTGGAAGTTCATGAGCGCCTGCTTATTCTTCTTAATGATAGAAGACATAGCAAGGGACATAGAAGCTCCACCAGCCTCTCCTTGGGCCACAGAGCGGGTCATCGCCTGACTATCTAGGGTCCCTGTAGCCTGAAGGAGCATCACCTCAAACTGCTGGGCGGTGGTAATGTTGCCTGCGTCCGTAGACCCAAACTTAAATGGGAACAGGATCTCGTTAGGATTACCGTTGGTAAGCAGGGTCTTTCCAGGTTGGACCTTGTAGTTTACACCACGAGGGAGCCTTGTAGCGTCTGCTGCCATCATAGGAGCCGTAGTCAGTGCTAAAGAGTCCAGATGACTACGGAGTTGAGCGTCAATAGCTTTTTGCATATTGTAGCCCTTTTCAACTGTGCCGATACCCACTAAGCGACCAGGGACTTTCTCTGGTGTGTAGGTTACAATAGGCCGATCCTTCATCATGTACGGATTAGCCTCAGCTTTCAGCAGGTACTGGTTGTTACCGATAACGATTACAGCCTCTACCAGATCTTGGTAGTCTGCTGCTTGGCTGTCTTCAGGAAACAGAACTGCTACCTCAGCACCATTATTCTCTACAGTCTCTAAGAACTCACGAGGAACTAAGCCGTAATAACGGAGGATACGGACCTTATCTTCTTCATAGAGTGTATCCAACTGTGTTGGCTCAAGACTATTATCACTATACTCAGGACCAATATTAACCTTCCGATAGACCCCATTCTCAATCCCTTGTACGACCTTAAATAGGCTAGTGTATTCCTCGACAGCCACACCCAAAGCATCATCAATCGTGTCTGAGTTAGGGTCCCAGAGGAAGTTACGAGGATGGATTGACTTGGTAGGGACAATAACACGCTCTGTCTCGTTGACACCGATAGCTGCTCCTTGCCCACCTGGTAGTGGTTGCATGGTAGGAACCATCTCAAGCTGTGTCTTAACCTGAATCTCAGCGATACCAAGGCCATAGACCTCGGCGTTACGATCCACCTCAGACCAAACCTTATCGGTCTTAGTCTTCTTCATGTCCTCGTGGAGCTGCTTTTTAATCATCTCAACGTCAACAGACATCTGGTTCTCGTCCATTGCATTGTCTTGCAGCTCAAAGAACTCACCACGACCTGTGGTAGCCTCCATAATCTCTGAGGTTTTGTTCTCTACCGCCTGACGGATAGCAGGAGACACAATCTTAGAACGCTCAGACTCACGGGTCTTGTCCTCATCAGACCAGATACCGTAGTATAGACGCTCGTACTCATCCCACTTCTTCTCGTAGTTTACTTCCTTGAACTCACGCCAGCGATCACAGTGAGTAGTAACGTACTCAACTAGAGCACGATCTGCTTCAGAAATAGGATCTTCTTTAAAATCAGCCATGTTTAGTCCTCAGTGGTATCACCAAATGGGTCACTACCTTCTAATTCCTCGTACTCTACTTCTACTTCCTTGGTCATAGGCTTAAAGATTTGTGCGTCTTTTAAGCCCTCACCCTTGGCTGCAGTGATAATCTTCATCATGCAATAAGGGGACAGAGCATCTAACTCTTCCTTGATTGCCTCAAATACGCCTTCGTTGCTAATTAGAGAGTCCCAGTTTAGTGGAACCATCTCTTCTTGTTCTTTCATCATTTCGTAGTCCATGCTATCTCCTAGTATCCTGATATGTCATCCAAGGCTTCGTATTCTTCTTCATCTAGTACGCCTACAAACTCTGTGATACCGATCTGATCGATGTAGGCTAAGGCATCAATTAAGTCATCATGGACCTGTGGGTTAGGAAAGTTTAGAAGCTGATCCACAAACTGCTTATTCCACTCGCCTCTAACTAAACTAATCCTTCCATGTTCGAAGCGACCCTGTAAAGCCCATACTATACGGTCCGTCTTCTTCTTGTTGCCATGAGTCAGATCTATCACTGACAAGAAATAGTTCTTCCTCCTCATCAAGTCTTGTAGGTACGGGAGTACGGCATTCTTTGCCATTCCCCGCTCTATACCTATTAATCTGACATCGTAACTTTTTGCTGTGTCTAATATTTTTAAAGCTGTTTCTTTGATATCCCATCGACCCGCCACTATAGTATCTACAAACCAACCATCCTGACAAACCTTAACCACAGCTATCGCAGACTCATCAAGATTCTTCCTCTTGTTGCTAGCCTGCTTGCTTACATCCTCAAAGCCAGCCAAATCAACAGCGATGTAATAAGCACCGTCATCAGGCAGATCATCAGAATCAACATACTTAATCCATTCATCCTTAAATAGGTCTGATGCAGCGGCTTCGAAACTAGCAAGGTATTCCTGTCTAAAACTGAAGGAAGACATTGACTTTTTTGCCGCCTCAATCTCTTTAGGATCGAGTAGAGGGTTATCAAAAGAAGTAAAGTGAAACGAGGACCAATCTTCATCTTCATCCTTTTGGGCCATCTGGTACAACTCATAGAAGTGATTCCTGCCCTTTGGGGTTCCAATGAACAGTGCTCCACCCTTTACATCACTTAATGCTGGTCTAAGGATCTGCTCGAACACTTGGGGCTTCATGTCAGCATACTCGTCAATCACGACATACGCTAGACCCACACCTCGCATTGTATCTGGACGGTCAGACCCTTTTAGGTAAATCTTCCTATCGTTTACTAAAGTTATTACCGCCGTATTCTCGTGAACATTTTTGATAACTTCATGTCCAAGTTCCTTAAGAACCGTCCACATAATGTCTTTAGCTTGCTGAAAAGTAGGAGCAACATAGAATACATCCTTCTCTTTACTTTTTAGTGCCTCAATGATGAGGGTCCAAGCAGCGAGACGAGACTTTCCAAATCTTCGTCCTGCAGCAACCACTTTAAAACGGTGATTATCATTAAATACTTCCGTCTGTTTAGGATGTAGTTCGACTCTAAGGTTTGCCATTAATTGGTCTCCTCAGGGTCTACATCAATTACTTCATAGTCAATCTGTTCAGCTTCTCTTGCAGCTATCTGGGGTGTACCAGTAGTAACAATCTGTACCTGTATTGCGTTAGACCTGCCCTGTCCCTGCTTCTCAAAGTGGCTTAGAGGCAATAGCCTATCGATACACATCTTAAGACAGGCAACCTGATCCTTATCCTGATCATCCATCGCCTTCCTAAGTACAGTCTCAATTACCTTCTCACCACTGGTGGACAGTAAACGAGCATAGAATTCTTTTATCCTAGCGGCCTCTCCAGGAGGTCTTCCTACTGCATTTCTATTCTTCTTGGCTTCAATGTCTGCCTTACGAGGTCTGCCACGTTTCCTCTTTGAAGGGGACACAGACACATCAGACAGAGGTTCAGTGTTTGACACTAAATTCTCCTCTATATAGTTTTACATCATTTGTTTTTGTATGTAGTAGGATATAACTGTTTAGAAGGTAACTAGTAATTATTATTAATAATATTCCTTCTTAGATGACTAGTTGTTACTAGTAACTTCTTAAGCGATCAACTGCTCAGATCTATATAGTTAGTTCTTGTTGTTTTTCTACTACATGAATATTATAGCATATTTTTAGAGATTTGTCAAGTCTTTTCTACTGTTCTGTCCCTCTTTAGGGCTTAAGAGGGGCGTCTCTTCTGGGTATTACGAAGGAATAAGCACTGTCCTTTTTAGTTAAGATCTGCAAGGGTGTACTGCACAGATGTAAGTTATTGATTTATAAGGACTTTATAGCACTACCACATCTAGTAATTTTATAGACAATTTAGCCCATATATAGGGTCTATTTTGCCTTCTCATCAGTGTTGTAGGGTCCTCATAAAATTAAGACTACACAACACCTCCTCCCCCCGTCTATGCAGATATACGCATAAATGAATAGTGTTGTATTTACGCAACAGTGCTGATCAGGCTTGGCACAGTAATTGCTATGCAAGAATCATGCCAGGTTGTGCAGTGAGAGTGTCTATTGTGCACCCTGTAACACTACCTTGACACTAACCTGACACTATGCAGCCATAGTCTAAACCTATGCAATCCATAGTCATAAACTATTGCACCAATCAGGTGCGTTACTGATCACTAAATAACCAGTAACCAGTACTGTATAGATATACATACTTCTAAAACTCACTAGAAAGCCTTAGGACAGGTTTTCTCTGTTTAGGCTAGGCAGGTATCAACTAAGGGTCACCAGCGGTTTTTCTAATATCCATGCGGGTTCCAGCCCGATTTGACCTTGTTCCCTTGTCAGGTATTTATCCACAGGCAGGCAATACCTGAGCACAGTTGTCAAGATAAGGGTTTTCCCTAGTACCAAGGCTGGAATTCTGTGCTTATACTGTGGTCTGAAGTAAACAAACCACGAAAGGAAACACCATGAAAACCACAGCAAAACTAAACCCACAGACACGCACGATAACCCTCGAGATCGATGAGGCAGAACTCGATTCAATCCTTCAATGTGCCGAGATTGGCATCAGGAAATTTTATTGTGATAGGATTGCTAAAGCCTCAACAGAGTCGCAGAAATCTGCCTTTGTTAGGCTAGAACAGAATGCCCTAACTAACCTAACTGAACTAACCGAGACAATCGCTCAAGCCTAACTGACGAGCCTTAAATAGGCGAAACTGTCGAGAGACAGTCTTAGGCAAACTAACAAGGATCTAAAATGCTAAAACTCTCAAAGACTTCAAAACTTGACGGTATTCTGTCATGGTCACTTCAGGCCCTCGATACCTGTCCCGGTTCAATAGGCGATAACGGCGAACTAGTAGCCGCTTGCTCAGGCTGTTACGCCACCACAGGCAATTATCGCTTCTCTAATGTAAAAGCGCCAAGGTTAGAGAATCAAGAGGATTGGAAAGCCAGTGATTGGGAAGAGCGCATGATCAATGCTCTAGAGTCTCAACGATACTTTCGCTGGTTTGATTCGGGCGATATGTATTCTTTAGGACTAGCGGAGAAGATCCTATCAGTAATGGAACAAACACCATGGGTAAAGCATTGGCTACCGACTAGAATGCGGAAGTTTGCCAAGTTTCAGGCTGTACTGGATAAGATGCAGTCTCTCCCTAATGTCATGGTTCGTTTTTCCTCGGATAGCGTCATGGGCGAATATACTTCGGAGCATGGCTCAGTCATTGTCCCTGATCCCTCTCAGGCTAAGGGGTTTTTGTGTAGGGCTTATGAGCATGAGGGCAGGTGCAATGGTTGCCGCGCTTGCTATTCTAAAGACGTTCCGCTAGTATCTTACCCAGCACACGGGAAAAAGATGTCGAAGGTTATTAAAATTCTATCTATCAAAGGGGCTTAAAATGACAATGTGGGAATATGCAAGTATTGCAGTACTATTGCTGGGCTGTGCCGGTGTTATCATGATTTTTAAACCATGGGATTTAGACTAAGGGGCTTATTATGAAAATTTATATTGATCTTAAAAGAATCAGAGGAACCATTAAGGGCGAATCCCGAGATTGTGGTGTCACTTCGCTATCTATAGCAGGCGGGGTATCCTACCGCGAAGCATGGGATTTGCTCTTCAATTGGGGTAGGGACAAGGGAGAAGGGGTTAGTCCCTTTCAATTGGAAATGGCCTCTAAGGGACTTAATCGGGCCTCTAAGCGATTCTCCGCAATGTCTAAGGTTACCCTAGCCCAATTCATTAAAACCCACTCTAAGGGGCGCTTTATCGTCTATACGCGCAATCACGCAATGGCTGTCGTTGACGGTAGGTTATATGATTGCAATATGACTAGAGGCCAGTCTAAGATTGAGGGATTCATCACGCTATGATTGACAATCTGAAGGCTTTAATGGTATTGTTTATTTTCTTTTTACTGATAGGGGTTATGTCATGAAGATTGAAATTGTCTTAGAATTTGATGGAATAGATCCAAATAGCGAGGATGCTCTCTTGATAACACAAGATCTTGCTGATTCATTGGGCACAATTCAGACTGCATTTGATGCAAGCAGTTGTCATTATAAAATTATTACAGGAGAGGATCAGACAGCATGAAAAATATTGATCTACACGCTAGCGAGTTAGTCATGGAATTGGAAGCCCTCGATCATTACGGGCTAGGGTACTTTGCAGGTGTATTAGTAGAGCGTAGGCGTACACTTGCCGAGGAGTTAGTCATTGCAATAGAACTTAACAAGGAAGGGTTAGAACATGATGAATGAATATAACTATGATGACTGGAACGATGCGGATCAGAACACTATCGATTACAGCGCAGTAGAGGCTTTAGAGGATAAGGTGTCAGAACTGCAGGAAGTGATAGACGATATGAAGACAGACGAATTGTATATCCTCTATCATATGATGCACGCTAGGACTAAGACTAGCCTCGATGCTGTGTTTAAGGACTTGGATTTCTTAATCGGTCTGCATAGTAAGGCATTGATCGAGAAGGCTAAGAACTATAAGCCGAGGGACTTCTAATGTCTGCGTGGCTCATTATAGTGACGGGGTGCATATACGCCTATATTGCAGGAGAGCAAGGGTTCAAGGGTAACCTACCTATGCTGGTGGTGTATGCGGGATATGCGTTCTCTAATGTGGGACTTTATTGGATGGCTTCAAAGTGACTAACTTCTTACTATTGATGCTATTTTCTATTATCTTCGGCTTTCTTCGGTCATATTGGGAGGACAAATAAATGGTGAAAGTTTCAGGTGTGCCTTATGAGGTGGAACTGCCCGACATGGTGTCGGAACTGGAGCGTGAGAACTTTATGCTTAGGGCTAGGACAGAGAGACTGGAGGAGGAACTCAGGAACACTAACGAGCTACTCACCAAGTTAAACTTTGAACTGATCAACGAGAGGAAAAATAATGCCTCTGAGAAGCCCTAAAACGCCCTGTGTGGGCATCTGTCAGGTGGTCGAGGGGTGGGGTATATGCTACGGGTGCGGGAGGCGCTTAGACGAGATCCTAGACTGGTCGCTAGTACCTGACCTTGAGAAGGACAGAATCATGGTACAATGTAGGGACAGACTAAACAAACTTTATGGAGATGACGGAAAATGAGATGCTTAAGTTGCAATAAAAACCTCAGTGATTATGAGGCTACTAGGAAGTCTGCTAATACAGGTGAGTTTATTGACCTGTGTAACGGGTGTTTTAATAGTGTCAGTGAAGACTTACAAACCATTGAAAGGTCTGACTTAGCACATGAGGAAGACTACTCAGATGAGAACGATTCTCATTGTGGACTAGATCTTGACAAGGACTATTAAGTATGCTAAAATCACTATTTAGTATTATTAAGCAACTAAACAGTATTTATTATTTATTACTTAAAAGATAATTATTATTAATAACTACTTTAATAACTAGTTAACTACTTAAAGGACTATTTAGTATGAATGATGATGAACAACGATATATGGCTGAGATGCAAGAAGAAGCACACTACTGGTTCACTGTGTCTGCTATGGCTCGTCTGTCCTTGGATCAAGGGGTTGCAAAAGTGATGGCAGATGTGATACAATTAATGGAGAAGGAAAAAATGAAAGGAGTAACAAGTGGCTGAACAGTTAAAGGCACACCAGCCTTGTCCTGATTGTGGGAGTAGTGATGCATTGACCTACTATGATTGGGGCACTAGGTGCTTTAGTTGTGGTAAAGCGAGACGCAGTCCTAACTCAGAGGAACCAGTGCAGAAACTAACTAAGGTGAATACTAAAGTGACTAATGTGCATGATCTGTCATATGAGCAGGTTATAGACCGTAACTTAACTAGGTCTACCTGTCAGACCTATGGCATCGGTAACAAGGATGGCTACTACTATTTCCCGTACTACAACGAGGAAGAGACGCTGGTGGCTTTCAAGCGCAGGAACATGGAAGACAAGCGGTTCAGCATCGAGGGTGACTGGAACAAGGGTGGACTGTTCGGTCAGCAGCTGTTTAATAAGGGAGGTAAGTATGTCACGATTACTGAGGGCGAGTTCGATGCTGCGGCGGCATATCAGATGCTGGGTTCTAAGTATCCTGTGGTTTCTGTTAGGAATGGTGCAGGCAACGCAGTCCAAGATATTAAAGCGAATTATGAGTGGCTCGACTCCTTCGAGAACATCGTCATTTGTTTTGACAACGATGATGCGGGTAGAGGAGCGGCTAATGCGGTGGCTGAAATCCTTGGAACTAAAGCCAAGATATTTAAGGGACGCACAGGTATTAAAGATGCCTGCGAGTACTGCCACGAGGACAAAGACAAAGACTTCGTAGACCTGTGGTGGAGGGCTGAACGATTCACTCCTGATGGAATCATTGATGGTGCAGGATTGTGGGATTTGGTGAACCAGCCAGTAGAAAAGTCTGATGTAAACTACCCGTTCAGTGGGTTAAATGACCTAACCTACGGCATCAGGACAGGCGAGATGGTGACTATAACGGCTGGCTCAGGGCTGGGAAAGTCTCAGTTTCTGCGTGAGATTGTGTATCATATCATCAATAACACTCAGGACAACATTGGTCTGCTGTTCTTGGAAGAGTCTGTCAAACGCACTGCTAAGAGCCTGATGAGCCTACACGCTAACAAGCCACTACACCTACCTGATATTGAGGTTACAGATGAGGAACTACGAGATTCTTTTGACGCTACACTGGGCACTGGTCGTGTGTATCTTTTTGATCACTTTGGCTCTACTGCAATCGACAACATTATCACACGGGTTCGTTTCATGGCTAAGGCCCTTGATTGCAAGTATATTTTTCTTGATCACGTTAGTATCGTGGTATCTGCACAAGACAATGGTGACGAGCGAAAAGCCTTAGACGAGATCATGACCAAGCTGCGGATGGTGGTTCAAGAGACTGGTATTGCCCTGTTCTGTGTCTCGCATCTCAAACGGCCTGACGGTAAAGGACACGAGGAAGGTGCAAGTACCTCTCTGTCTGCTCTACGAGGCTCAGGATCGATTGGTCAGTTGTCTGATATGGTGCTGGGTCTGGAGCGTAACGGACAGGCTGAAGACCTGAAAGAACGTCATACAACCAGGGTACGGGTATTGAAGAACCGATTCAGTGGACTGACTGGCCCTGCCTGTGGTCTTTACTATGATCGGATTACTGGACGCATGAGCGAGACTATCGTGGAGGAACTATGAGTCATCCTGATCAAGCATTCGGAGACAGGACTTACTCGCAGTTCGGGGAAGACTTAATCCTACTGAATGTCTTTAACAAGTTAGGTATCGAGAACGGCAGATACTTCGATGTTGGGGCGCACCATCCCTATAACATCAGCAACACTGCCCTGCTCTATGAGCGTGGCTGGAGAGGGGTCTGTGTCGAGGCTAACCCTAATCATATTAAGGCTTTTGAGTATCATAGACCGATAGACACGATACTGAATGTAGGTGTTGGTGTTGTGGCTGGAGAGTTAGAGTTCTTTATGATCGATGACTTCTCAGGTAGGAACAGTTTTGATTACGATACTATCTTGGAGTTTATCAAGAACCATCCTGAGTTTAAGATAAGAACTGTAAAACAGGTGAAAGTTGTAACCCTTGATAGTCTCTTTGATATGTATGGTGTCCCTGATTTATTGTGTATAGACATAGAAGGTCTGGACTACCCAGTGCTACAGACGATGTTAGGTAGGCCAAAGGTCATCTGTGTTGAGAACCACGGTAAGGTAGAGTACTTCGATAACTTGCTAAAACTGCTAAAGTATGATAAAATATTTAACACAATAGGAAACGGGATCTACCTACATGAGAGTTGCAATTGACATCGAGACTAACCTGAAACACAACACTATCTGGTGTTGCTCTACCTATAATTTAGATACTAAAGAAGTAAAGACATGGACAAACGCACAAGACTTCAACAAGTTTATTCAACAGGCAAAGCTGATAATCGCTCACAACGGAATATCATTCGACTGCCACGTCCTAAACAGAGTCTGGAAGACTTCGATCAGACTGAACCAAGTACGGGACACACTGGTTATGTCAAGACTATCAAACCCGTCAAGAGAGGGTGGACACAGTCTAGCCAATCTCGCAAAGCTAGTAAACCGAACCAAGAAGGAATACGACGATTTCGAGGGCGGCCTGACAGATGACATGATTCTGTACTGTCAAGAGGATGTAATCATTTGTGGTGAATTATATTTATACTTGCTTCAGGAACTGAAAGGATTCTCTGAGCAGTCTATTGAACTGGAGCACAAGGTGCAGGCTATCATTACTAAGCAGGAGAAGCATGGCTTTAAACTCGATACTGTGAAAGCCCAGTGCCTGCTTGGACAATGGAAGAGGAAGCTATCTGACATTGAAGAGGAGTTGCAAACCATTTTCCCACCTATTATCACTCAAAGGTTTAGTGAGAAGACAGGCAAGCAGTTGAAGGATGATGTTGAAGTATTTAATCCTGGTTCACGCCAGCAGATAGCAAAGCGATTGATTGAGAAAGGCTGGAAACCCACTAAGCACACTGAGAAAGGAGCTGTAATTGTTGACGAATCAGTTCTTGACGGAGTTGATATTCCAGAGGCAAAGAGAATCGCAGAGTACTTACTCATTCAGAAACGGGTGGCTCAGGTTGAATCATGGCTTGAGTTTGTATCTGACGAGCGCAGGGTTCACGGTAAGGTCATCACCAATGGGGCAGTCACGGGACGGATGACACACCACAGCCCGAACATGGCTCAGGTTCCCAGCAGTAGCAGTCCTTGGGGCCACGAGTGTAGGGATTGCTGGACAGTAGATGATGGTAATGTCTTAGTGGGTGCAGACGCTAGTTCTCTTGAGTTACGGATGTTGGCACACTATATGAAGGATGAAAGCTATGCAAAAGAAATCGTTGAAGGCGATGTACACACGAAAAACCAACTCGCTGCTGGTTTGGAAACAAGGGCACAAGCCAAAACATTTATATATGCCTTACTCTACGGTGCAGGGCCTGCCAAAATCGGGAAGATTGTTGGTGGTTCGGCAAAAGATGGTCAGGAACTCATCAGTAATTTTCTTCGCAACACTCCTGCTCTCAAGAGTCTTAGAGAAAAGGTTGAACGCTTATCAGAACAAGGGACGCTACCAGGTCTGGACGGTAGGAAACTACAAGTTCGTTCCGCACACGCAGCACTTAACACACTCCTGCAGAGTGCTGGTGCAATAGTGATGAAGCAAGGTTTGGTCATACTAAGCAGTAAGATTCAGCAGCAGAAACTTAATGCCCACTTCGTAGCTAATGTTCATGACGAGTGGCAGATCGAATGCAGTCAGGAAGATGCAGATGCAGTAGGTAAGTTAGCAGTAAGCAGTATCAAGGAAGCAGGAGAAGTCTTAGGTCTTCGCTGCCCACTAGACGGTGAATACAAGAAAGGAACAACATGGGCACAAACCCACTAGACTTTGAAGATGGTTTTTGGAAAGACATGGAAGATGTAGTCTTTATCAACATAAAGAAGGACAAGACTATCAATATGCAGACATCGGTTCAGAATATGGAGGAGCTAAAGAGTATCTTCAGCACTGCCTATATGATGGCGATGTTTCAGGATATGAAATCTGATCCAAAGGATGTTGACAATTTCCACTGATGTGCTATAATATTACTTGTAACTTAGAAAAGGAGATGTAAATGGAATTGAAACCACTTAAAGTACAGGCAGAGATTATGTGGGCTTTCTTGGATACGCCTAATCAGCTATCAGGGAAGTACCAGGTAGACCTCTGTAACCTTACCAAAAGTGCTGTAGGTGCTCTATCGAGCATGGGTGTGAATGTTCTTACCAAAGAAGGTCAGCCTGAGAAGGGACAGTACATTACAGCTAAGTCTGTAAACTATCCTATCAAGACTGAGGACAGCAACGGTAACGCTATCACAGCTAAGGTTGGTAACGGGTCTAAAGGGATTGCACTGCTCAAGCCTTATGAGTATTCGTACAAAGGTAAGAAGGGTGTAGGGGTTGGGATTAACAAGCTAATCGTTACAGATCTAGTAGTCTACGAAGGATCTGATGCCGTTGAAACAGCCGATGATGTTCTCTAAGAAAGGAAAGAAGATGACAGCAAAGAAAGCAGCAGCACCAACACCTAAGTTTAATTTTAAGGTGTCACCAGTAGAGTCTGTGTTTGAGGTAGAAGTTGATGGTGTTCCTAGTTCACTATGGGGTTCAGATTGCTTTAAGTTCTCTGTGTCCTCTGATGGTTCTGTCACTGTCAATGACAACGAGTTCTCCAGCAAGAAGCAGGCAGCACAGGCACTCGAAGCTATGGCTGCGTTTCTCAAGAAGTAATGTTAGCACTCATCGATGCCGACATTGTATGCTATCGAATCGGATTCGCTTCCGAGGATGTTAGCGACAAGATTTGCTTGGCACGGTGTGCTGAGTTCATGGAAGAGCTAGTGATGAAACCCTATGTAGGAGACTACCAGGGTTATCTCACAGGAAAGAAGAACTACAGGACTGACATAGCAGTAACCGCACCTTACAAGGGAAACCGTACCGCAGCTAAGCCCAAACACTATGAGCTGATTCGAGAGTACCTTGAGAAGGCGTGGGGTTGTATCGTAGTAGAAGGACAAGAGGCTGATGACGCTATCGGTATCAAGGCTTATGAGATTGGAGACATTGAGGAATATATCGTCATGTCTATCGATAAAGACCTTGACATGATTCGTGGTTGGCATTATAATTTTATTAAGGATAAGAAGTACCTAATCGATGACCAACAAGCTATCAGACATTTCTATACGCAGCTATTGACTGGCGATAGGGTTGATAACATTGTTGGCATTCGAGGTGTAGGTCCAAAGAAAGCTGAGAAGATTCTTCAGGACTGTCTCACTGAGGCCGATATGTATAAAGCAGTATTGGAAGCATACGACAACGATGATAAACGAGTACTGGAGAATGGACAATTGTTATGGATACGAAGAGACGAAAACCAGATTTGGTCACCTGCCCTTTGCAGTACATCCAATGGGTTGACGCAGTAGCAGATGTGGAATGGCAAGAAGATGTTAAAGCGGAAGTTCACCTCTGTCACAGCATTGGTTGGATTATTGACGAAACAGATGACGCACTGTGCATCGCTAATACAGTATCTATGGACAACAGCAATGCCCGTATGCATCTACCTAAGCAGTGGATTAAAGTAAGAAAGGACATAACACTTGAAACCGAGCAGCGCCAAGTCCAAAGGAAGACACCTGCAAAAGTGGGTAAGAGATCTAATACTAGCCAAGTTCAATCTGGAGGCAGACGATGTTCGCTCAGTTAGTATGGGCGTCTCCGGGGAGGATTTGCTACTCAGTCCAGCAGCCAGACGGGTCTTGCCAATTAGTTTGGAATGCAAGTCCAGAGCAGCTATCTCAGTATACGGTTATTACGAACAAGCCAGAGGAAACGCAGGAGGATACGAACCTGTTTGCATCATCAAACAAAACAGAGATAAGCCCCTGGCTGTGGTAGACGCAGAGTACTTTTTTGAACTATTAAGGAGCAAGCATGAGTAAAGTTTATCGATTCATTTATGATTCTGAGTTTGACACTGAAGAGCCTACGACATACCCAGAGGCTACGACTGTTAAGGCACGTCACTACTTTGCAGACTTCACTGCATGGCCTACGATTCTCCACGAGTTCTGTAAGTTCTTGGAGGCTACTGGCTACAACGGTGTGATGGAGCGTGTTGTTCTAAAAGATCCTTATGAGATGGAGAGGGATGGTTTGTTTGAGACTATTGGACCTAATCAGTACATTGCAACTGTGCATGAAGAGCCTTTAGATAACGAAGACAAGGACGCTAACTGATGACTGTTCATGCCATAATCCCCGACTGCCAAGTCAAGGACGGTGTTGATCTTAGTTATCTGACATGGGTAGGCAAGTATCTTGTAGAGAAGAAACCTGATGTGATTGTACAGATTGGGGACTTTGCAGATATGCCTAGCCTGTCTAGCTACGATGTTGGTAAGAAGTCCTTTGAAGGCAGACGGTACAAGACTGATATCGAAGTTACTAACAAAGCTATGGAGATGTTGTTAGCACCTATTAAGGAACATAATGAACGAGCAAAGAGAAACAAGGAACGACAGTACAAACCAAGAATGGTCCTCACTCTTGGAAATCATGAAGAAAGAATTTCCAGAGCTGTCGAAGGAGACCCTAAACTGGATGGAACTATTAGTCTCAGCGACCTTAACTACGAACATCATGGTTGGGAAGTTGTACCGTTCCTTGAACCTGTTGTTATTGATGGGGTTGTGTACGCTCATTATTTTACTTCTGGCGTTATGGGGCGTGCTGTAGCCTCTGCTGCGGCTCTACTAGCTAAGAAGCATATGTCCTCAGTGATGGGCCATGTGCAGAACAGACAGATAGCCTACTCTAATCGTGCTGATGGTACGCAGATCACTGGCCTCTTTAGTGGCTGCTGCTATCTTCATGACGAGGACTATCTAGGTAGTCAGGGTAACAAGTACTGGCGTGGTATATGGCTGTTGCATGAAGTAACTAACGGCAGCTTCGATGAGATGCCAGTCTCTCTTAACTATTTAAGGAAGAAGTATGAGCATTGATAACGCAACACCTAATGACTGGTATGTGACTTACCGCAAACACGCCGATGTCAAGACGCTAGATGACTATATCAAGACTAAGCAGATTGGAGGAGACCACTACAAGGGCACTAACATACAGTCTTGGGATGTCTTCCTTGACTGGGGCCTAGACCCTTGGGCCTGCAATGTGATTAAGTATGTGCAGCGTCATCGCAAGAAAGCAGGTAAGCAGGATCTTGAGAAGGCAAAGCACTACCTAGAGTTCATGATAGACAACTACGATAAGATTGGTGGCAAGTATTATGATTGGAACACTAAAGATAAACTGGAGTGACGCAGATAGGGACTACAAGAAAGGGCAGAACCTAATCCGTAAAGGCGATTGGGCCAACGGGTTTAAACTGCACGAGCTTCGGTCTCTACCTGATGCCTTCTGGAATCCTAATGCTAAGTTCCCAGGGGCTAGAAATAACTTCGACAGAGCTACGGTATGGATGCCGGGACAGAACATCAAGGGACGCAGTGTTATCATCTGGTCAGAGGCTGGCTGGGGAGATATGATTCAGTTCTCTCGATTCATTCCTATGATCAAGCAGCTAACCAACGAGGTCTTCTGTGTCTACCCTGACGAGATAGCACCACTTCTCCGAAGGATGGATACTAGGTTAGAGTTCAGTAAGAACCCTCGTGACTGTCCTCCATCGTCCTTTAGGATCAAGATGATGTCTATGCCCTACCTGCTGATGGAGCATGGTCTGTTGCCTGCAGAGCCTGTTGAGCGGTGGTTTGGCGCAGAGGGTCTGTACCGTAATCCTGAGATAACGGCCCCTAAGCGCAGCAAACCCTTGGTAGGTATCTTTTATAATACTGATAACAAGTCTTGGAACATGGCTGCAAAGCAGATTCCTAAAGACGTAGTAGATGAGTTTGTTCTAAGACACCCTGAGTATGACTTTGTGTCCTTACAGGTTGGGGAAGGGTTCCTAGATAGTTTTAAGTGGGTTGAAACAGCAAATAAAATCCAGACACTAGATGCCGTTATATCTGTGGATTCTGCTATTGCCCACTGTGCTGCAAGTGTTGGGGTCAAGACTCTGAACCTAGTAGGTGACGAGAACATGGCCTGTTGGAGATGGTATCCTGTTGCTGAGAAGACCTACTGGTACGACAATATGACTACCGTATGGTGGGATCACTATGCTGACTGGGATGCTGGTCTAGAGAAGGCAGTTAGCTATCTGCCACAAGTAGTTAGTAAAAAGCGTAGCAAACCTAAGAAAAGTGTGGTATAATATATGGCCTTAACATTAGAAGAGATAAAGGAGCGAATGAAAAGATGGGATGAGTTAACGCTCATAGAGGAGTTGTCAATCCGTTCAGAGGATATAGTTGAAAGGTTTGATGATATTATTGAAGAAAAAGCAGACAGATTAGAGTCGCTAGTTAATTGGGAAGAATAATAGATATGGATTACTATCAACAGTTTATTGCAAAGAGTCGATACAGTCGGTTCCTGCCTGAGAAGAATCGCCGTGAACACTGGGAAGAATCAGTAGACCGATACTTTACCTTTATGTTTAACCATTTGGAAGAGAAGTACAAGTTCTCTCCTAACAATGACCTACGCCTAGAGCTTATCAGTGCTGTCAAGAACCTGGATGTTATGCCATCCATGAGGGCTATCATGACCGCAGGCAAGGCACTAGACCGTGACAACACTGCTGGTTATAACTGCAGCTATCTGCCTATCGATGACCCTAAAGCATTCGATGAGGCTATGTACATTCTCCTGTGTGGTACAGGTGTAGGCTTTTCTGTGGAGCATAAATATGTTAATCAATTACCTGAAGTCCCGGATCAGTTGTTTGATTCTCAGACTACTATTTCGGTTGCGGATTCAAAAGAAGGATGGGCCAAAGCACTACGCCAACTCATCGCTTTACTATATTCTGGGGAAGTTGCAAAATACGATCTTAATAGAATTCGACCTGCAGGAGCCAGACTCAAAACTTTTGGAGGACGTGCCTCTGGTCCCGGACCTTTGGATGAGCTTTTTAAGTTCACTATCGCCAAGTTCAGAGGAGCAGTGGGTAGAAAACTTACATCAATCGAATGTCATGATCTTCTCTGTAAAATCGGGGAAGTTGTTGTTGTCGGTGGAGTACGAAGGAGTGCAATGATCAGTCTGTCTGATCTCGAAGATGACCGTATGAGGAGCGCAAAGAGTGGAAACTGGTGGGAACACAACGCACAACGAGCTTTGGCTAACAACTCAGCTTCTTACATTAGTAAACCCGATATCGGACAGTTTCTCCAAGAGTGGACTAGCCTCTATAACAGTCACTCTGGAGAGCGAGGAATCTTCTCACGAGCAGCAAGTAAAACTCAGGCTACAAAGAATGGGAGACGTGATTCAGATTACGACTTTGGTACTAACCCCTGCTCAGAAATCATCCTTCGCCCATATCAGTTCTGTAACCTCACAGAAGTCGTTGTACGGGCCGAGGATACCGTTGCAGACTTGGCTAACAAAGTACGCATCGCCACAATCTTAGGCACGTTCCAGAGCACTCTAACGCACTTCCCATATCTTCGTAAGATTTGGCAGAAGAACACTGAGGAGGAGCGTCTCTTGGGTGTGTCATTAACTGGTATCTTAGATAATCCTTGGATGGGGAGGGTCTGTGAAAGCACTACGCAATCTCTTGAATACTTACGTGATGTCTCCATTACTACCAACAATGAGTTTGCAACACGCTTGGGAATTCCTGTGTCTGCTGCGATTACTTGTGTCAAACCTAGCGGCACTGTGTCTCAACTTGTTAATTCTGCCTCTGGTATTCATACTAGACATAGTGAGTATTATGTTCGCCGTGTTCGTGGAGATAAGAAAGATCCTCTCACGAAGTTCTTAAC